ACCAGGAACCACCTCCTTAGCCTGTGTAATCTCCCTTACACGGGCTTATTTTTTACGCGTAATTCAATGAAATAAAAGGATTTATTTCTGGTCACGTCCACACATTGACCACATCGACAAAAAAGCCCCTCGACTGAGGGGCTTTCTGTTTGTAATTACATCCACATAATTTGCTGCCCTGACGGTAACGGGTGCGGCCTTACGGCGTGGACTTCTCCCGGCTTTACGATGTATCGCTGTACCGACTCATAAGTGATGAACGTGGCGCTGCAATTCACGTTCTGGCACTGGTGATAACGCTCTTTTGTCGTGTCAGTGATATAGCGACTTGTACGCGCATGTGCGGCATGCTGGCATAAAGGACAATGAAACATCGCGAGCACCTCTTCCGGTTTTGTTGATGGTGCCATTTTAGTTAATTTACCCTTATAAAACAAACAGATAAATAAACCGCATCACTCATCATCTTCTGTTTCGTACTCCACATCAGAAAGCCTTACCTCAAGCTCCAAGGACGTCGTGAAGCCGCTATTATTGAGACAATGTGTCACCTTAGTGATGGTCCAGTCCTGCTCGTCTATGACGCGCTTAAAGCCTGACACTTTAACCGGTGTTTCCGTGTAAATATCTGCCCGACCAGTAGCCAGGCTGATGGAGAACTCCGCAACACCCCGTTGCAGTTTATCCCACTTCGCCTGAGCGGCGCGCATGGCCTGTGCTTTCGTGGCATATACCGTGGTCAGGGCAAAAACGTTGTCAGCCTCACCGGCCATGTATTCACCTTCGCGCGCTTCCGGTACTTTTGGCTCTTTCTTCTGCGTGACCGGTTTCGCTTTCGGGTGCTCCAGTGCGCGCAGGTGTTTCTCTTTCTTTTTGCGTTTCAGTTTTACCTTCTGCTTTTGCGGCTTCGGGTCTTTGGTGTGTAACCACTTTGCCGTAACGCCGGTATAGGCTCCACGGTCAGCAATCGCAAAATGATGACGGTCGCCGTCGCTGCGGGTGATGGTGACCTGCGGGATTTTTTTACCGCTGGCCGTCACCCCCTGCCCCGCTTTGAGAAACAACAGTTTTCCCATTTTTACCGACACCTCACCGCCGTTGCGTTCAGCAAGGCGGGTCAGGAATTTCGCATCAGACTCCTGCGACTGGTCGATGTGCGGGATTTTAATTCCGGCCAGTGACGGAGCGACACTGGCCTCCAGCTTGTTACGGGAGGCTATCGCCTCAACAATCGCACCGAGTGTGGTGTCATGCCAGGAGCCTTCCCGGCGGGAATTGAGCGTCCCGCGAAAATCTGCACTCCGGGCGCGGATGGTGACCACATCCGGTGCGCCCCGGTGTTCAACCTCATCAACGGTAAATTTCCCTTTGCATACCAGGGCAAAACCTTTCCAGCCGATATACACCGTCAGGACAGCGCCACGAATCGGTAGTCCGACCTGCCCGTCGGCATCGTTCAGTTCAATATCAAGCTGGTCAGCCTCAAAGCCCCGGTTATCCGTCAGGGTCATGCTCATCAGACGGTCGCTGATATTGCCGGTAATATCCCTGCTGTCGAGCATCAGCATATAATCCGGCGTCAGCGTACTGCCTGCATCAAATGTCAGCGCATCCAGCATTATCCCACCCCCGTCATACCCGTGAATTTAGTCGCCATACTGCCAGCCTTACCGATGAGCGACTCCGCCTGTTTACCGATATCGCCATAAAGCGCGGCCAGTGATTCATCAACGCGGGTGAGCGACAGCGTAAAATCAATTTTCCGGGGTGTGCCGTCTGCAAAGAAAATACTCCCTGTTTCACTCACCCTGCTGATGACATACATGCCGTAAATCATGCCGGTGCCATCCAGCAATGGCCACGCCCGACCTTCCTCTGCCATCAGCCTGAGCGTGGTCATCGTCAGCTTGCCGCCGGTCAGTTCGGGATAAAGCACACCGGCCAGCGTGATGTTTTCCTCACCCACACCGAGAAATTGAAAGGCATCCCGTTTGCCGATACGGGAATTTGACGGCCAGCGATAATCTGATTCACGCTGCATGGTCTGGTGTGGCAGCGTCTGGCGCATAAAAACAAACATACCTAACGCGAGCATCATTTTTCGTCACCTCCTTAACCGTCATGCATCATGCTGGCACGGGCGCGCGCACGTTTATCCCGCTCGTATTTTTCGAGCGCATCCTGTAACTGGCGGTCAAGCGGTGTCCCCGGCGCAGTACCGCCCGTCAGGCTGATGTGATATTCGTTTTTACTCTGGTCCACATAAGAGCGGCCAGCCGGTGCCGTGACCGGCTGATAAGCCTGATAACCTGCATAAGAGCTGGTCGCCGGAATATAACCACCGCTGCCATACGTGGCGGCTTGAGTTCTGGCGGCGGTCTGGTCAAGTGTGCCTGACTCTTTGTTGATGACGCCGAGTTTTTCCAGTACCCAGTCAATACCGCCGCGCAGTTTGTTGAACGCATTAAGCGGCAGCATCAGCGCGTCAGCCAGTGCCTGTCCGAACATGACGCCCGTGTCACGGCAACGGTTCAGGGTGTCCTGGGTGGCTTTGACCGGGGCAATCAGGTTTTTAAACCACTGCCACGCGGCCTGTAACTTTTCACCCAGCCAGTCAAACACCGGCTTAAGTGGCGTGAACAGTTCCCCCACTGGCGCAAATGCTGCTTTCAGCCCTTCAACCACACCGCCAAAGAATGCGCTGACAGGCTCCCAGTATTTACGGATAAGCAACGCCCCGGCGACAATGGCGGCCAGCACAGCCACAACCGGCCAGCTAATCGCCCCGATGGCCGTCATAACAGCACTGCCAACCGTCGTGAAGATTGCCCCCATTGCGCCTGCTGCCGCGATGATGGCATTAATGCCGGTGATAACCGGCCAGGCTACAAGACCAATTGCACCGATGATGCCAATAAGCGCCAGTGCGCCACCGACAATAAGGCCGATGGTTGACGCCAGTGATTTGTTTTTCTGGATCCAGCCGTCGAGTTTTAACACATACTTTGTGGCCGTCTGCGTGAGATTACGCAGTGCGCCTTCCTGCTGGTCAAACAGGTCAGTCCCCACCGCCTCATAAGCAGACTGAAACTCCTTAAAGTCACCGCCTAGGTTGTCCTGCATGATATTTACCAGCTCGGCGGTCTTCCCGTCTGAGGCTTTAAACGCAGCGGTCAGTTTGTCCAGCTTTCCGGTTGAGGCGGCAGTCATCAGCACGGCGGCGGCTGAGCTGGCCTCCTCCCCGAAAATAGTTTTCATGTATTCAGCCTGCTGGGCAGTACCGAGCCGGTTTTTCTCAAAACTGGCCTGCATTTCTTTCAGAATGGTAAATATTGGCCGGGTGTTTCCCTTGCTGTCTGAGGTTTTCACTCCAAGCTCTTTGAGTGCATCCCATGCTTTTCCCGTCGGTGCCTGCAGGCGGCTTAACACGGCACGGCTTCCCGTCCCCGCCATTGAGCCTGTGATTTTTGCATCATGCAGCGCCCCGACCATTGCGGCGGTTTCTTCAATGCTGACACCGGCATTTTTTGCCACAGGTGCGGCATAGGTCAGCGCATCGCTCATGCCGTCAAAATCGGCGGCGGTTTTGTTCATCGTCATGGAGAGAACATCCCCGATATGAGCGACCTTATCGTTTGAAAGCTGAAAGGCGGATTTCATCCCCATCAGCAGGGCGGCGTTTTCTTCCATCGTGCGGCGGTTCGCCAGCGCCATATTCAGCGTGACCGGCGTTGCCGCCTGAATGGCATCAACATCCCCACCCGCTTTCGCGATGATTATCTGTGCACCGGCCGCATCATCCGCCGAGGCGGCGGTATTGTCGCCGAGCTGGCGCGCCTGTTTGCGTAGTGCGGTCATTTCGGCGGAGTCTTTTGCCACTCCGAGCACGGCCTGCAATTCTGAGTTTTTCTGCGCAAACTCATAACCGGGCATCAGCAACTTAACTCCGGCCATCGTTCCCGCCGCCGCAATCCCCACACCGGCAGCGCCTACTGAGGCCATATTTCCGGCCAGTTCCTTTCCGGCCTGATAACGCTGTTTGACTGCGTTAAGTTTTGCCTGTTGCGCACTGACACGCGCCAGCGCGTCGCGCTGACGGTTAAGCTGTGCGGTGGTTTCACTGATACGGTTTTTCAGTCCCTGCTCATCATGTGCAAGATTGCGGGTATTAATTCCCACAGCGGCCAGTTCCCGCTGCTGGCGTTTAACGGAATCCGTCAGGCGGTTATATTTCGCCTGTAAGTCCTCCGCCGCTCGCTTTGCGGATTCCAGCACTTTCGCCTGAGCACGGGTCGGACGTTCGGTGTTTTTAAACTGTGTGGCAAGGGCTTCGGCTTCCTGCCGTGCCTTTTCAAGTGCATGACCAGTCACGGCGAGCTGCGCACTGGTCTTGCGAAATCCCTCAATACGGGATGCGTGACCGTTCAGCTCGCGCAGTGATTTTTGTGTTTCCCGGATATCCCCCGACAGCGACTTGCTCGCTGTGCGGATGGATTTAAACGGGCGGGATGCCTGGTCAACAGCCCTGAGCAATACCTGTAATTTTACATTGTTACTCATTCGTGTTTCCGCTTCGCCGGAGCGCCTTTTCGCGCCATGTGATGAGTTCGGTCAGGCTCATGGGATACAGTTCTGATGGCGGCCAGTGAAATATCACTGCCACATCCGCCATCAGGTCATCGACCGAGAGATTTTTCGGAAACGTCACTGCACCGAGTTCGGCGACAAAAAACCGACCACCTTACCGGCCAGCGCCACAAGGTCAGGCAGTTCCAGCGCGGCGACTTCCTGCTCGGTCAGCATCGGTGCCGTCATGCGCGGCAGCACTTTAATCAGTGCATCGACTTCGGAGTTCGCGACTGCAGCCAGACTGACACCGCGCAGCGTCCCGGCATTGGGTTTCATCAGCGTGACCTGTTCGATAACCTGCTCACCACGTTTGACCGGATTGTCCAAGGTAATGACGTTTTCTTTGTTCATGGTTTTCTCACTTCTGAATCGGGGTTAACCGGTCAGCCAGGCTGACCGGATGAAAATCACAGGCCGATATTGCGGCGGTGTTGCTCCAGCCGGTCGACGCCGTTCACCTTCTCAATCATGTTGATGGTGTCGATTTCGACCAGCTCCTTACCGTCCATCGTCAGCCGGAAATAGGTGCAGACCACGGAGATTTTCGACTCGGTGTCTTCTCCCTGTTTGCCCTCGCCGGTGTCGATTTCTTTCTGACGTCCACGCATGACCACCTCGACGGCCACCGTTTCGCCGGTATCGTCGCGCTGGTAAGAGCCTGCAAAACGAATCGGTACGGCATCCACACCGGTTGCGGCGTAAAGCTCCCAGATAACCGAATCCGGGAAACCACCGAGCGACCACTCCATTGACAGCGCATCGTCATCAAGGCCGAGGTCTACCGGTGCGCTGCCGTTCATCCCCGCACCGCGATAGTTTTCGAGCTTACGGGTCAGTTTTGGCAGCGTGACGGACTTTGCAACGCCCTGATAGCTGTAGCCGTTCAGAAAGACGTTCATTAACTTGAGTTTGCGCGGCATTGCCATCGGTCAGGCTCCTTAATTGCTATTAACCGAAGTGACCAGACTTGCCAGGTATCTGGAAGTAATACGCTGGCGCAGGGTCAGGTTTTCGAGAGGAGGCACCGGGGTATAGTCGTAGTCGATATACAGTTTTCCGGCCTTGAGGGTTTCCGCATCGTTGGATTCTTCGCTGAACCAGCAGGTCGCATCCACGATATAGCCGTTTGTTTTCAGCTCACGGAATTTGGCATTGATGCCGTCAACGATGTCGCGAATCAGCGTTGCGGTGATGGGCTTGTCCACCGCCCACATGTGCGCCTCAGCCATCGTATCGGCCAGCACCTGCGCGGTGCGGGTGTAGTTTTCAAAGAGGAACAGCGGGTCATCAGAGCAGGTACGGTTACCCCAGAAGCGGAAACCGTCACGGCGAATCAGCGTTGTGACACCTGACTCGTTCAACAGGTCAGCATCGGTGCCGGACTCCTGCAAATCCCAGAATACAGATGCGCTGATGCCGGTAACACCGTTCACCCCGACATTGGACAGCGTTTTATGCCAGCCCTGCTCCTGGTCGATTTTAGCGCGCAGGCCCAGTGCACGGGCAGTGGCATACGCGGTGGCGGTGGTACTGGTGACCGTATCCCATGCGAGGAAATCCGGCCAGATGACCATCAGCTCACGCTGGCTGAAATTCTGGCGGTAGGCTTTCACCTCGGAAATAGTCTTACATCCCCATGCGCTGATATACCCGAAAGCACGCAGCTTCTGACAGACTGATGCCAGTGCAACAGCCACCTCTTTGGTATCCAGTCCCGGCACGCCGAGAATACGCGGTTTAACACCGGTTACCGACTCCGCCGCCAGCAGGGCTTTCAGTCCGGTGTACTGACCGTTTTCGTCGGTGGTGCCGATGATATTGGAAACGGTCTGCGCGAGTTTCGTTTCTTCGTCGTCGCCGGTGCCGTCTTCCACACGTACGACAACGGTGACCGGTTTTGACTGGTCGGCGATGGCCTGCAACGATGCCGCCAGCGTGCCTTTTTTACCAGCCTTTGCAATTGCGCTCTGCACATTGGTAATCAGCACCGGTTTATTGAGGGGGAAGGTTTCCGCATCTGCATCGCTGGCCGTGCAGACCATGCCGACAATGGCCGTGGATACGGTGGAAATGACGCGGGTGCCGTCGTTAATCTCCAGCACCTGCACGCCGTGATGATAGTCACTCATCCGTTTAACTCCGTGGTTAATGGGTGCAACTATTTTCTGTTGTGCAGAGCATGAGACGCTATTTGACCTGGCTGGTCAGGGGATGAAACAACAGATAAAGAAAATGCGGGCAATTCGCCCGCCTGTCCTGATTTGTACACACTCATTTTCCGACTGACTATTTAGATAGCCGAAACGCTATCAAATCTGACAGTCTGCTTTGAGCGAGGAGCGGAAGTTCGTAATTGTTCTCACCGTTAAGGGTCTAGTACTAACATTACCGTATGTTTATCAACGGGGACTACATCAGGCTAAATTCAGTGTGTCACAACCATTAACAAGATTTTCTGTAGCAATCGATAACTACTTAAGTTAAAAATAGAAAACTAATCGTGTAGCTATAAATCGCTACAATAGACTCGGAGTTTGCAATGTCAGATCAGCGTTTTATAAGTAAGATTCAGGATACTAGGGTTGATTGTTGGTCAGCTTTAGTTGAATTTAATGTTAAAGACTATCTTGGGCTTGCAGAAAAAGCTTACGTTAATAGAGGTGGTATACGACATCAACGCGAAGCTCTTAAAACCACAACAGCGAAACGCATTCGCACTAGGCTCGTCGAGGACTTGAGGCGAGGCGCGGTAATCCCTCCTCTGGTCATTGGTATAGTCGCTGACAATGACGATTGGCAGACAATTGAAGGTATCTCAGAGTCCGAGCAAGTAAAGCAACTCCTTAAAAAATATTATGAAGAATTGTCGATTATTGATGGGATGCAACGCACCACAGCTCTTAAAGAAGCATTAGCTTTAGATGAAAACGTAGCCGATCATGTGATTAGGGTAGAAGCCTGGATTGCGAAAGGCACAGAGAGTTTAATATATCGAATGCTTGTTTTAAACACTGGGCAGGTACCATGGAACCTGAAACAACAACTAGAGGTTGTTTATGCTCCACTTGTGAAAACTATTAGCCAAAAAGTCAACTTTCGTAGGCTTCTCTCTGCATCGGATAGACGATGGCAAGGAGGGGAGTTTAAAACATACTCGTTGATTGAGTCTTATATAGCTTTTGGATTGCGTCGAACTGAGGTCGATACTCAAGAGAGTCTAGCCGATGAGTTTTCAAGGCTAGATATCGCAGAAGCGCTCACCAATAAAAAATATGACCATTATTTTTATCGTGTCGTGCAAATGTTAGTTAATTTCGATATTGCGCTATCGATATATAATGAAGTGCAGAATATCGATATTGCAGACCCTTCTGAGGGTTCCGATAGTCTAGAGGTAGGAATAAAAGCCAGAAAATTAGTAAGAGGCCGAAATATTTTTGATACTCAAGCAGCGCGAGTTGGTTTTATCGTTGCTTGTGCAGTCAGCATCCTTGGCAGAGTTGGCATGGACAAGGAAGAAGAAGTCAGTGAAGAGAGATGTGCCTTACTAGAGGAATCTTGTGCTGCTCTTGTTAAAAGGATTACCGCCTTAAATAGAGAAAATTTAGAAGAATTTTTATCGCTAGATGTTTTAGCTGAAAAATTGTCCCGGAGACCGAGTTCAGCAGTTGGTAGATGGGAGCGGTCATTCTTTGAGGCTGCGTTCCGAGTATTAGTAGAAGAAAACTTTAATATACCCAACATGGAGCCATGCTGGCGGGCATAATATGTCTAGAAATAAAATAGAAATGTCGACGGACATTTTTCAAAAAATACATGATTCTGCATCTGCTCAGGACTCTACGTACATAGCCGATAATGAAAAAAGATGGCTTGCTCGTAAAGATAACGAGGATTTAAACCTTATGATTAATGCAGAGGTTAACGTTCTTATTTTGGGGGCGAAGACGTTCGCCGTCTCTATTAAGAATGGTTCTGATAACTACTTCTGTTTTAGCGGTTTAGATATCCCCGAACAACTTCCCGCCAGTCTCACTGAGATTGAGCCCACGCCTGGCATCTTTTCATGCGTTGTGTTCACCGTCAATCTCCCAGCATTAGCTACAGCGGCTAAGGCTAGAGACATTTTAGAACAGCAATACCTGGGGCAGGAAGGTTACGTCGGGCATGAACTTAACGAGATCGCTCCACTCTTTCCAAAACTATACTTTGTTAAGGCTAACGAAAATATAAGCACTACTTTTTTAAATAATTTAGAGCGTGTAGCTGGTGCCTATATTGCTGCAGGATACGTTAGCCACCCTTTAGAGGTTAATGATAATTTAAAGTTGCGACTACTGTCTCTATTTGAAGTTGGAGCAGAAACCATACCGTTTCGTCTACCTCTGCAGGGTCTATTATCTTATAATTGGTCATCGTTATTTTTGGATCTTTATCGATGCTTAGAGCAGTTATATACCGCGCAAAAGTTGAAAAATTTAGTCACTAAACTCCCATACAAAGGTACTTTGGCAGATCTCGCATATTTACTGGAAGATGAATTGTCATGGAGACCAAAAGAGCAGGATGCATTAGCTAGTATACTGGCATGTTCAACTGAAAACACACGTTCGAAAATTCTATCTGCATTCAAACTCAACGTGCCCGAGTTAACCGAGTACTCGCCAAGCAAGTGCGCAAGTAATATATATAAGCTGAGGAATTCTCATGTTCATTTTCGCCCAGCAATGAAAGCAGAAAATAAACCCACCGAACAGTGGAATGAAATTTTGATAGCGATGTGTGATGCCGTTGATGACGTTTATGAAGCTCTCGGTGCTGAATTCTTAATAGATAGGTCAAACTTAGAGTCGGTCAGGTAATATGCATGATTAAAATTGTCATGCGTAACCTAAGCTTATAATTTGTCTATCATATTCATCCTAGATAGATGACTCTATGCTCATCCCCCAGATGAATATATTACAAACCTTAAAAAGCCGTCCTTTAGGACGGCTGTAAACTCTATATTAAACTGGCTCTTACTTTTGCGAACACTGACTTCCACTTTTTATACAATGAAGGTCGAACAATAAGAAAAAATCTCCGCTTATATTAACCAAAAGCATCTATTTGTTATCCACGTAATATCTTGCGCGATATAAACATACCAGCAGGTTTCTTAGCATTGATCTGCTCCCCATTGATTAAAACAGCGTGATGTTTGCTATGTCCGTTCTTGGCACAGAGCGGACTGTCAAATTAGGCTTTACTCTGTGCCATAGATATGTAAGCTCCCACCAGAGCTCATACAACTTATTGCGGCATTTCCGGCCATTCAGGATTTGTAGGATCCACACGACTGACCAGAACGCTGTAGCGTTCCCAAGCCTCCAGCCGTGTGCGCTCCTCCTCTGTTGCCATGTTCAGCCTGACAGCACGCTCTAGCGGCAAAATCACGGATTCAGCATCTGCAAGAAGTCTGGCTTTCCTGTTTTCTGCCTGCAGTTGCAATTCCTCTGCCGTATAAATTCGTTTGATCACTGTGCCATCCTTAAACATCCAGTTCCCTGAAATGTCCGCCCGTCGGTTAGCAGTAATATCCGCCACTTCAACAACACTTAATCCATCCGGTCTGATAGCTGTCACATCCTTTTCCACATAGCGGATGATATTATCTTTGTCGTACGCTATTTTTATCGTGTCATCAGCAAAATACTTTTGTTCTTCGTACCAGTTCTTACCATCTTCTGAAAAAAACCAGACAACATCAAAATTCTTTGTCAATTGATATTGTTCAACCGTTTTTGGATTACCCGCCGTAATATTTTTTAAATGCTGCATAAATTATACCTGCGCCACGTTATACCATGTCCCGTTAATGTATTTCTGCACCGGTCTGTAATATACGCCACCAATGTTATCGGCAGAGTTTGAGCCGGTATCCTGAACAATAATGCCGGTATATACGCAACCTGACGGAGCCTGATGCGTCCATGTAGTACCATTATTTGCTGGTTTATATGTAGATGCACCGCCCAGTCGCATGTCTCTCACATAACGTGAATCTGACTCAGCTTTGGTGTATGCACCAACATCTCCCGCTGATGGTTTTCGTGTTGTGGTATAGAAATCAGACCAGCCAGATTCAAAACCATAACCATCACGGGCTGACCTGTAAGATATACCGCCATTTTTATAATTCACACGAAACTGTACAGCCGGGCAGCTACCAGCATTTATATTAAAGTGAAGAATTAATGCAGATGCTCCCCCAATCAGAGCGTTGTATGCGCCACTGTCCCAATTCCATCCAACGGCTGTATCACCATTAACCGTATTACCTGTCTGCCGAAGTGCAAATGCACCGACATTTCTGGCATTAAGGGTAATATCTCCAGAACCATCAAAGGCAACACCTGCTATTTTCCTCGGTGTTTCGAGTTTTGAGGCTGTTGCAGCATTTCCTGAAAGGTTGGAAATAAATGGATGTGAGCAGTAATAACCGCGCCCATTTTTAAAATCCAGAATAGCCTGTGCATTCGTGCTTTCTGTGGCAGGATTAGTTGCCCCCCACTTATATGTCGTCTGACCGACGACATAATCCTCTGTCGGAACAATAACCGTTAGCCCTTCCTCTGCAAGAATTTGCACAGGGAAAGCTCTGGCTTCAACATAAAAAACACTACATACATCATCATCTTTCAGGCTTGTAACAATGGAATGGATTGAACGCTCATTGGTCTGATACGTCCAGAAATAGCCTGCCGCATATGAACCGCGATCAGTCCATCCTCCGGGCATAACCATGCCATTAAACTCGCAGTTATTCATTACATAATCGCCGTTATAACAACCAGTGGAAATAACGACGCGGGATGCCATTTCTCCTGAAAGGCTGGCAGCACGGCGAAAGATAACGGGATACCACTTCCCGGCAACGACATTTGCAGGGGCTGCAAACGAATACTTTCGCATTCCCTTTTTCTTATCCACTTCACCTTTGCTGTAAACATTAATGTTACTCAGGAAGCGTTCTTTATCAGGAATATCCGCACCGTTCTTATCTTTCTGAAGACGTTTTTCAGCATTGTCATTGGCAGACTTCACCGCTTTTGGTGTTGCGGCCAGCGTTTCAGAATCACTGTTGGTGGCGCTACTGAGCTGGACAAGACCTTTTCGCGCTGTGGTGGCATCCTGTGCAGTGTATTTCCCGTTAGCAAGGTCATACGCTGTCTTAACCGCCTTTGGCGTTGCGGCCAGCGTTTCAGAATCGCTGTTGGTGGCACTACTGAGCTGAACAAGGCCTTTTCGCGCGGTGGTGGCGTCCTGCGCGGTGTATTTGCCATTAGCAAGGTCATATGCTGCCTTAACCGCTTTTGGTGTTGCGGCGAGCGTTTCAGACGCGCTGCTGGTCGCACTACTGAGCTGGACAATACCTTTTCGCGCTGTGGTAGCGTCCTGTGCGGTATATTTCCCGTTAGCAAGGTCATACGCGGCCTTTACCGCTTTCGGCGTTGCGGCCAGTGTTTCAGACGTGCTGTTGGTCGCATTGCTTAACTGAGTAAAACCTTTTGCGGTCAGCGAGGCGTCCGGGTGACGTCGTGACTGTTCATGCTCTGCAATTTTGTCATCAACGTAATCCTGCGTCGCCATCACCGTTGTGGTGTCAATGGTCAGCTCCACTGAGGCCACACTGCTGACGATGATGACCATGCGACAGGTCTGCGAACGCCCTGAGCCTTCGGCAAGAGCTGGCTTATAACTTTCGGCCATGTTCGCCACGGCAATTAATGTTCCCGCATCATCGTACAGGCCAAGCTCACGCATCCAGAAACCGCCCACCTCCGGCGGAATAACCAGCTCTGCGATAATATAATTACTGTTTCGTTTGTCCTGGCTGATTTTGTTCAGCGCATGTCGCCAGACTTCATGGATAAGCCCGGTCTGTCCGGCATCCGGGACAGGCAATTTACCACCGCCATCCCCGACGGCCATCGTGGTAATGTTGACCTTCCGCCCTCCCGGCGCGGTTGCCGCTGCCAGCTTTGCTGCACCGGCAGTGGTGATAACGGTTCTGAATTTTGTGCTCATTATTCCTCACTTATCCGGGGTAAACCGTAATTACATCGCCGTCATAAGCCACACCACCGACGAACAGGTAGCCGGGAATGTCCCGGGTAATGTTCAGACCAATAAGGTGGCGGCTTGCAGGTTTGGCATCAGCAATCAGCCGTTCCATTTCCTGATACATTGCCTCTGTGATACCGCTTTCCAGTACACCAATATCAAGCCGGAAGGTGCCGGGCGGGTCACTGTTTTCCCACCACTCCGTCACGTTGATGAGATAGCCGAGCGGCTCCACCACACGCCGGATTGCACCTATAGTGCCCTTATGACAGTGGATGAAATAGGCATCGCGGATAACGGCGCGTTTTGTCGCTTCCGGCCACTTTTCATCCCACCTGTCGACCGAAAACGCCCACGCCAGCCACGGCAGCAAATTTGCCGGGCAGGTGTCCGGGTTCCACAGCTCACGAATCCTGACCGGCGTTTTTTCAATTTCCGCACAGGCTTTTGCGGCGGCGACTTCAAGCGGTGATGAGCCGGTCGGCAGCAGTCGCGAATCACTCATCCGAGCCTCCGGTCACGACGCGGTATTCAGTACAGAAAGACGCCTGCGTACTGTTGAGCACGATGTCGGCCAGCGGAGCAGTCAGTTCGACACGCTGCACGCCTTCCACATGCAAAGCGGCATAAATGGCAGACAGACGGATGTCGCGCCCCAGCCGGTGCTGTGCCGTGATATACGCTTCCAGTTTTTTCACGGCGGCCGCGCGAATGGGTTCGCTTTCAGGACCAGGGTAAAGGTAAAGCGTGGCGTTTATCTGGTATTCAACGATGGCAGCAGACTGCACGGTCACGCGGTCGGCCACCGGTCTGACGTCCTCGCCATTAAGGGCGTTACGCACCACAGCCAGCAGGTCTTCGGATGCGACACCGTTATTTTCACGTGACAGCACAGAGATGGTGACACAGGCCGGAGACGGACTGGTGACAGAGATATCCGCGACACGCCCGTCGGCACTGCGACCATGATACTGATAGGCGCCCACCGACCCGGCGACGCTTAAACCTTCAAACGCCTGCTGAATACGCAGACGATAATCCGTGTCAGATTCCATCACTGCCGGTGTCGGCGGAATGGTCGAATCATCTGCCGGGGTGATAATCAGGCGCGTGGTGTTGTAATTGGCACCAATCACATCAAGGTCATTACCGGCGGCACAGGCCAGCATCACCGCCCGTGCGGCCTCATTCACACGCTGACGCCAGATAAGCTCACGATAAGCATTTTCCTCCAGCAGTTTGACGAGAGGCTCAGATTCCAGCGTCAGGGTACGGGCGACCGCCTCCTGCTGGTCTTCCGGGTAAAGGGAAATCAGTGTCGCCTTGCGTTCAGCGAGAATGGTTTCAAAGTCCAGCTCCTCGACCACATCCGGTGCGGGTAGCTGGTTCAGGTCGATAATCGGCATGGTTTCAACTCACAGGGATGGTTAACGAAAGTGGCTGGCCGGTGTCGTTGTGCTGGCCGGTTAACGTGACCGTCATTCGCCCGTCAAAGCTGCGCGCCGTAGTGACGGATGACAGGGTGACGCGGGGTTCCCATTTCAGCACCGCCATGTAACAGGCGACCTTAATCTGCAACTCAAGTGCCGGGGTCTGCGGCTGGTCAATCATTGACGCCAGCAATGAGCCGTAATCACGACGCATCACCCGTGAGCCGACCGGCGTGCGCAGGATATCGCCGATACTCTGGCTGATATGCTCAAGGTCAGTGACAGTCAGGCCATCACTGCGATTCATTCCAAGATAACGCGCTGTCATAGAGGACTCCCGGTTGTGCCGCCGCTGTCGCCGGGGTGTTTATGGGTATGCAGTACCTTACCGTTTGATGAGAGTTCACCGCCGGTATGTTTAATGTTGCCGCGCATCGTCCCGCCCTTCTGCACTTCCAGCGTGCCGGTAATCAGTCTGTTGGTGCAGACCACCTCCGGGGTGTCCAGGGTGATGCGGGTTGACGCTTTCACCGTGACTACCGGTACCGTGGCAGTAACAGAATCAGAAGCCGTCACGCTGGCCGTTTTAATTCCGCTTACCGTGAGTGCACTGGTTTCGGGTTCATACTCAATCACCGCCCCGTCAGGGAAACGGATATGCAGGGCATCCGCCGACGCAGACGGCGCGGGGTTATCGCCGGAATAAATCCCCGGCAGAACAAACGCCGTGTCAAGTTCACCGCCCACGGCCAGAATCAGCACCTGCTCCCCCACGGAAGGTGCCCACCATGTGCGCGAACGCCCGGCACGACAGGTCAGCCACTGAAGCCAGTCGGTGCACATGCCGCCGGTCTGCACACGGCAGCGACCGGCGTTAAGGTCGGTTTCGACGACAAGGCCGGTGCGAATCATGTTGCGCAGTGCGCGCGCGAGTTCCTGAATATTTGCGAGAGTGTTCATAACGGGAAGGATGCCGCCGGGTCATACCGGCGGCAATGTGACGATGAGGTGTCGGGAATGGCACAACTAACGGTCGAGGTGCGCCAGAATAATCTCTTCAATCATCTGCACATCCTCACCGGTAAAGCCGAGCAGGGGACGCGCCGGATAATCAATTTTCTTACCGTCTTTCCGGGTTTCTTCCGACAGACCGAACTGATGCACACTGGCGATTTTCGGCGACTTCCCGCCGTAAAATTCCATTGATGCCTGTTCCGGGCTGGCGCGGATATGCAAAAAACGACTGGTGATAAGTTTCGCAAACATTTTTCGCTTAACACGACCAGTCTTTTTTCTGGCGCTCTGCTGCTGGCGTGGCGCGTAGGGTGTGCCGTCCGGGGCTTTCTGAGCCATCACCCGACGCTGCTGACTCTGCCGCAGACGTTTCGCCAGTTCGGCGCTCAGTCGCCGACGCCCTGACGGTGACAGCGATTCAGTCAGTCCGGTCAGCCGGTCTTCAAAACGCTTAAACTCATTCATCCCACTTGCTCACCAGTTCGCCATTGATATAAAGCTCCACCGGGCGGGTGACCGGCTCCGGCGGCGTGGGTTCCGGGATATTCTTCACATGCAGTGCGCCGTCCACCTCACTGACCAGCGTGCGCTCGGTCAGCATCAGGCTGATGCTGATATCAAAGCTACTGTCATTGTTGATGTCTGCATAAAACGTGAAGCCCTTTTTCTGGCCTGCGTCGGTGGTCATGATGTCGGGCTGATTTTCCCGCAGCCACGCCAGCACCGGCACGATGAGCAGGTCAAAATCACCGGTAAAGTCGGTCACAATCACATTGAGCGTGTAACGCTTTTCGAATGACAACGACGTCGCCAGCGTGGAGGCAATACTCCCGTTATCAACGAATATCCGCAGCATCTCGGGACTGGTTTTCAGCACCGTGACGGCATCAGTCAGCGCCCTGCGCAGGCTGTCGGGTTTGAGCATCGTTTTCGTCCTGACAGTGTTTAATCATTTTTACCTGGCTGGCACAGCGTGCCAGCGCGTTCTCAAGCTGTCGGATATCGGCACTTAAATCGCCGTTCGTCTCCGGGTCACTGCCCGGCATCGGGCAAAGGCTCACTTTCGGGCAGGCGTTGGCGACAATCACTGGCGTCGGTGCAGGCCGGGCGCTGGTGCAACCGGCGCACAGCATCAGGCAGGCCAGCGCCGTACCAGCGGCGAAAATCTTCGTTTTCATTCAGTAACCTCGTGATGGTTTTCTCGCGCTGTGCTTCACGCTTCGCCGCGTTCTCCAGTTCCTGACGCAGTGCCACCTGCGCCAGCTCGTTTTTGTCTGCTCTGGCGAGGGCAACATGAAGCTGATTTTTCAGCATGGTGATGGTCGTCTGCTGCCCGTTGGCGACGTTGTTCGCCCTGTCCAGCGAGGTGCGCAGGCTGGCGTTTTCATGCTTCGCCAGAAACAGACCGGCCACCGCCAGTGATAACAACACAACCAGCACAATCATCAGCTTTGACATGGTTCCCTCCCCTCAAAACGCTGACGACAGGCCGTGCGTATCAACCGGAAGAACACCGACGCCACGAGGTAAATCAGCGCGGTAAAAATCCACCCGGCAGCGACCAGCGAGATAAACGTCGCCACCATCACCACCAGAGCCGCCGCCCGTCTGCGCCACGGCACCGGCTGCAAAAACAGCGACGCGACAATCTTCACGGCCAGCGATTCCGGCGGCAGCTCCCGCCCGTAGCGTTCCAGCACATACTCAGTGGCATACACGCCGACACCACCGGCAACCACACAGATAACCGTCGCCAGAATCGCCCAGGCGGCGACAAAATTGACGGCCACGCTCTGCGGGTAAATCAGGGACAGTGCCAGCATCAGCGCCAGCGACACGTTCAGCATCAGTGAAAGGGATAATTTCTTCATGGTGTTTACTCCGTTTAAGCCGGTACGCCGCCAGCGGTACGCCAGACGGTGACCAGTTTTTCCAGTGAATGCTCACGCTGACCGTAACCGGCACCCGGCAGGGACGCCCAGATATTGCGACAGCGTGAAATGGCGCGCTCAATGCGTCCCGCCCGGATGTCATCCAGTGCACCGCGTTCGCGGATCAACTGAATGGCAAGTCTGTCCTGTGACAACGGACTGAAATCCGGCAGGGCAAGCTGTTTGCGGTAATGCGGCCAGAACAGGTAAAGCTGCTGATAGCGACCGGAGGCCGTGGATTTTTCACCGCGACGGTTAAACACCTTCGCCGGTCGGCCATGTGCGAACGGGTGGTCACTGTAGTCGGTGAAAATTTCCGGCTTCCCGTCCAGTCCGGTGACTATCACGTCATAGCCCCGGTTTTTCGTCAGCGGATGGTTTGCCGTCCCTTCGGACACGGCCAGCATGTCGAGAAAGGCGGCGATATTCTGATGCGTGTTAATAACCGGCATTACGGTTTCCCCCTGCCCTTAAAGCGGCGCTGAATGGCAATCTCAATCACCTGATAACCGGCGATACCCAGCATGGAGCCGATACCGCACACCGCAGGCAGTGACAGGTCAGGAAACTGCACCAGAACAACACCGGCAACCATCGAGACAAAACCACCGAGCAACATGCGCCCGATAAACAGACGCGGGGTGATGGGTTCACCACCGGCAAGCACCTTGCCGACAACAATCAGCACCCCAATCATGAAAAGCGACAGGACGCTTTTTTCTTCTGCTGTCATGCGTTACTCCCACAGATTGACAGTTTCAGCCACGGGCGCGGTCTGAACGTCGGGCAGTTCGACGGCGGTGCCGTGCGGCAGCACCGCGCCCAGTTCAGCCAGTCCCGGATTTGCGGCGAGCACGGTCTCAACCACGCCCTCAGTGCGCCCGTAATACCGGACACAAATGGCGTCGAGCGTGTCGCCCTGTAGCGCAAAGGTCTTCATCAGATTTGACTCACGATGCAGCGCGGCTTGTCCTGGATACGCGCCACCGCCCAGCGCATATCCCGCCACAGCTCATCAATGGTGCTGTCAATGCTGTCAGCCTTCTTGTCGCCTTTCGCACTGGCATCCACGCCGCGATAACGCTCATAAAGCGACGCGGTCGCCATCGCACACACGGCGCGCTCGTAGTAAAAAACTTTGATGCTTTCACCGTCGATATCGTCCGCCGGGACGTCCGCCAGACGCGTAAAACCGGCGGCAATTTTCTGTTCGCGGTACTCGTACAGCTCCGCATTCGTCTCCGCCATGCCTGACTTGATGGCCTCACGCAGACGGGCGGGGGCGACGGTCTGCTCAAGGCGCATACGTTCCCGGACGCGCTTCGGGTCGATATCGGGAAAAAAGAACGTGTTTTTAATCACCGGCTCGTCGCCTGCCGGTTGCGGGATGACCACCGTACCCTCACCGGATACAGGAGCCTCCTTTCGCGGAATAATCAGCGTCATCATGACCACCTCTGAAAAGTCGGGCGGTGGACGCCGGTACAGTGTCAGGTGATTCACCCTCACTGACCGGCGTGCCGCCCTGGCGCGGGGCGCATTCGTTGTTAACTGGCTTTCTTTTTCGGGCGTCCACGTTTTGCCGATGTCACGCTCCGGGTCTTACGCGGGGCACGGGTGGCCGCTTTGGGCTGCGGCTCCGGCTTCGGTTTCAGCTCCCGCTCCAGTCGTTCAATCTCTTTTTTGACGCCTGCCTGACAGTCGAGCTGTGTCGCACGTTGCAGATGCGCCAGCGCACCTGCGGCATCACCAGCGTCACGCAGAAACAGACCGGTGATTTTGTGCAGCTTTGCGCGTACTTCATCAGGCATGTCAGCCGTGGCGGTCAGTTCAAGGGTCTCCGTCAGCAGGCGGGTATCCACAGACTCACCGGCAGCGTGAGCGCGCATGGCCGCAAGCGCCACCTCCTCGGTGAACATGTACGGCGGGGTGCGGCGGTGTTTCCCCGGCATGGCCAGACCGTACTTCAGGGCATAACGGGCAATCTCCAGCGCACCGGCAATATCGCCGGTATCCAGACGCCACAGCATGACCGTCATCAGAATGTCATCCTGTGCACCTTTGCCCTGCTCCAGCACGCCGTTCACCCACGGCAACCAGAACGGCAGCAGTTCGCGTTTTTTCGCGGCCTTCAGCTCTTTTGAATAAATCGCTTTCAGTGTGCGCTGGTCTGCGGCGAGCTTAACCAGCATCTGCTCATAGACAGTTGCATGTCGCAGCGGGGCGGCTTTCCGCTGCGCGGTCATCGCTGCCGAGACCCGCATCATGTGGCGCTGTGCGGGACTCGTCATCGGTTACGCTCCCGGCTCTGCGGTCGCTTTAGCCGGTGTGGAGAAATCACCGACCTTAATTTTTTCCACCAGACAACCGGCGGCGTAGTCTTCCACCACGTAATCAATGTTCATTGACTCGTAGTTCTCCACGCGGTCGAGTTTCGGGTTTTCCTCAATCACGCGGCGATGGCTGTCATCCATGTAGTAGATGGACAGGTTTTCCAGCTTCGTGATGAGCATCGCATCCGCCGGGAAGTACGGGACGCGTACCGCTGGCAGGTTGCCGATGCGTTTCTGGCTGATGATGACGTCAGCGGCCAGCATCTCGCTGTTGTCCTGCTCCTTGTTAACGATGGGGAAATACTTGTCCGCCAGTAGCTGACGCCCCACAATCACCACAAGGTCAGGGTCTTCCTGATACCACGGCTCAATCAGGTTGTTGGTCGCATCCATCACCAGTGCATCGAGGCTGGCATAATCACCGCCCTTACCCACGCGGATGACCTCAGAGGTCGTGTGACCTTCCTCGTCAGTAACCTTGCTCATCACGCGCGCCGGGGCTTCATTGCGGTATTTCTGCAGCCAGCCGACCGCCACATCCTGCAGCATCGGGTGACTGCTGCGGTCAGAGGTTTCGGCACGCCTCACGCCGTTAAAACCGGCCATGATTAAATCAAGGGACTGGCGTTTGATAATGGCGTTACGGACACGGAGCTGGAAATCCTGATAACGCGCCCACAGGTCCAGCGTTTTGTAGCGGATATAAAAATCGAAGTTAATCTGGTCGCATTCGTACTTACTGGACGCCAGCTTCGAGAAGTCCTTCGGCTGACGTTCGGTGCCACCGGCGGTGTCGGTGGTGCTGGCGATGGAGCCGGTGACACCAATACCAATTTTTTCCCCTTTCATTTCGCTGACCGGCACAATGTTGATGCGGGTCAGAAAGTCAGAGGACTCCTGCATGGTGTTCATCAGGGTCTGGGTGACCGACGGTTCAACGGTGAATTTTTTCGACACATCACCGGCGTCGATGCCGTTCAGTTCGGCAACACGGGACAGGTAGGCATTAAATTTAAAGCGGGTTTCCTGGCGCATAGTTTTTCCTGAAATTAAGGGTTAATCGTGAAGGTTTTCCCGGACTGACTGACGCCGGTCAGCAGTTCGTCATCAGGGCGTCACCGCCACCACCGGTGGCCTTGCTGCGGCGCTGCTGGGTCAGACTTTCGGTGTGGTCGAGACTGTTTTTCAGGCGGGTGAATGCCTGGCTGGTTTCATCCGCCCTGTCAGTCACCTCCTGCTTAAGAGCGGAAAAGGCAGTTTCCATCTCAGCGAGGCGCTGCTCAGTGGCGCTCAGTTTTTCCTGCACATGTTCAGCAACAGCGGTCACCGCTTCATGCACGTCATTCAGACGGGCGTCATCGCTGGCCTGTTTGCGGCCAAAAATGGATTTCACCTTTTCGGTCAGGGCGGTGAACACGGTTTCAGGCAGGTCTTCAAATTCCAGCTCAACAGGCGTTGCCACTGAAATCAGGTTTTCAGGGCTTAATTTGAAGCGGTTCAGGGGGTTGTGTTTTGCCGTGCGGCAGAATTCCAGGTATTCCGTGCCGAGGCTTGCCGGGTCATCGGTGACGGCCAGCCCCACCAGATAACATTTGCCGGTGTTGGCAAAGTTCGGCTGAATTTCCATTGAGGTGTAGACCTTCTGCGCGGCCTTGTTCATCGCGATAAGGTCATCGGTCGGGGTGATTTTCGCAAACAGCGCCCATTTGCCTTTCAGCGCCGAATCATCGTCAATCTTTTCGGCCTTCAGTTCGGCCACATCGCCATAACGCTTAAAAATACCGTCAGGCAGGATGCCGCGCAGATGTTCCAGGTTAATGCGGCAACCATAGACTCGCGGGTCAAAGGTTTCGGCCATATCCTGAATATCCTGCGCACTGATGACACGCCCGTCACAGGTGTCACCCTCAACGCCGATACGAAAGAATTTTGAGACTTTTTTTGCCATTGTCAGGAGTCCTGAATAGTGATTAGAGGAGTCACATGTCGGCATCAGTTTCCCGACGATGCGCATCTTCCGCCATCAGTCCCGGATGGCTTATCACTGACACAACAGCACCTTAGCGAATCGCGGGGCGCGACTCAGTAGCCTTGCCGTGTATTCATCACGGCGAGGTATTCATGACCATCACCACAGACACCACTCTTTTGCACGACCCGCGTCGTCAGGCGGCGCTGCTGTACTGGCAGGGGTTTTCCGTGCCGCAGATTGCCGCCATGTTGCAGATGAAACGCCCGACGGTGCAGAGCTGGAAACAGCGCGACGGCTGGGACAGCGTTGCCCCCATCAGCCGTGTCGAAATGAGTCTGGAAGCGCGGCTGACCCAGCTCATTATCAAACCGCAGAAAACCGGCGGTGACTTCAAGGAAATTGACCTGCTCGGACGCCAGATTGAACGACTGGCACGGGTAAACCGCTACAGCCAGACCGGCAACGAGGCAGACCTTAATCCGAACGTCGCTAACCGCAACAAAGGCGGGCGTCGCAAACCGAAAAAGAATTTTTTCAGCGACGAGGCTATCGAAAAGCTGGAGCAGATTTTCTTTGAGCAGTCTTTCGACTATCAGTTGCACTGGTATCGCGCCGGGCTTGAGCACCGCATCCGCGATATCCTGAAATCCCGCCAGATTGGCGCGACGTTTTATTTTTCCCGCGAGGCGCTGCTGCGCGCCCTGAAAACAGGTCATAACCAGATTTTTCTGTCGGCCAGTAAAACGCAGGCGTATGTGTTCCGCGAATACATCATCGCCTTTGCCCGTCTGGTTGACGTTGACCTGACCGGTGACCCGATTGTCCTGGGCAATAACGGCGCAAAACTGATTTTTCTCGGCACCAACTCCAACACCGCGCAGAGCCATAACGGCGACCTGTACGTCGACGAGATTTTCTGGATCCCGAATTTTCAGGTGCTGCGTAAGGTGGCATCAGGTATGGCCTCACAGAGTCACCTGCGATCGACCTATTTCTCCACCCCGTCCACGCTGGCGCACGACGCCTACCCGTTCTGGTCGGGTGAACTGTTCAACCGGGGACGCGCCAGCGCCGCCGAACGCGTGGAAATCGACGTCAGTCATAACGCCCTTGCCGGTGGGCTTCTCTGTGCGGACGGCCAGTGGCGGCAGATTGTCACCATTGAGGACGCCCTGAAAGGCGGCTGCACGCTGTTCGACATTGAGCAGCTCAAACGCGAAAACAGCGCCGACGATTTTAAAAACCTGTTCATGTGTGAATTTGTTGACGACAAGGCATCGGTGTTCCCGTTCGAGGAGCTGCAACGCTGCATGGTCGACACGCTGGAAGAATGGGAAGACTATGCCCCCTTTGCCGCCAATCCGTTCGGCTCCCGCCCGGTATGGATTGGTTACGACCCGTCACACCGTGGCGACAGCGCCGGATGCGTGGTGCTGGCACCGCCGGTGGTGGCCGGTGGCAAATTCAGGATCCTTGAGCGTCACCAGTGGAAAGGTATGGACTTTGCCACTCAGGCGGAATCCATCCGCAAACTCACTGAAAAATACAACGTCGAATACATCGGTATTGATGCCACCGGCCTCGGTGTCGGCGTGTTCCAGCTCGTGCGCTCGTTCTATCCCGCCGCGCGCGATATCCGCTACACGCCGGAAATGAAAACCGCAATGGTGCTCAAGGCAAAAGACGTTATCCGCCGTGGCTGTCTGGAATATGACGTCAGCGCCACCGACATCACCAGCTCGTTTATGGCTATCCGCAAGACCATGACCAGCAGCGGACGCAGCGCCACCTATGAGGCCAGCCGCAGCGAGGAAGCCAGCCACGCCGACCTCGCCTGGGCGACCATGCACGCCCTGTTAAATGAGCCACTCACCGCCGGTATCAGCACTCCGCTGACATCCACCATTCTGGAGTTTTACTGATGAGCAAGAAAAAAGGGAAAACACCGCGACCAGCGGCAAAAACAATGACCGCCAGCGCCCCGAAAATGGAGGCATTCACCTTTGGTGAGCCGGTGCCGGTACTCGATCGCCGTGACATTCTGGATTACGTCGAGTGCATCAGTAACGGCAGATGGTATGAGCCACCGGTCAGCTTTACCGGTCTGGCAAAAAGCCTGCGTGCTGCCGTGCATCACAGCTCCCCGATTTACGTCAAACGTAATATTCTGGCCTCGACATTTATCCCGCATCCGTGGCTTTCCCAGCAGGATTTCAGCCGCTTTGTGCTGGATTTTCTGGTGTTCGGTAATGCGTTTCTGGAAAAGCGTTACAGCACCACCGGTAAGGTCATCAGACTGGAAACCTCACCGGCAAAATATACCCGCCGTGGTGTGGAAGAAGATATTTACTGGTGGGTGCCGTCCTTCAACGAGCCAACACCTTTCACGCCCGGCTCCGTGTTTCACCTGCTGGAGCCGGATATCAATCAGGAGCTGTACGGCCTGCCGGAATATCTCAGCGCCCTTAACTCTGCCTGGCTGAATGAATCAGCCACGCTGTTCCGCCGCAAGTATTACGAAAACGGCGCACATGCCGGATACATCATGTACGTCACCGATGCCGTGCAGGATCGCAACGATATCGAAATGCTCCGCGAAAACATGGTGAAGTCGAAAGGCCGCAACAACTTTAAAAACCTGTTTCTCTATGCCCCACAGGGGAAAGCCGACGGCATTAAAATTATCCCGCTCAGTGAAGTGGCAACGAAGGACGATTTTTTTAATATCAAAAAAGCCAGCGCCGCTGACCTGCTGGACGCGCACCGCATCCCCTTTCAGTTGATGGGCGGCAAGCCGGAGAACGTCGGGTCGCTGGGCGATATTGAGAAAGTGGCAAAGGTCTTTGTCCGCAATGAGCTTATCCCGCTACAGGACAGGATCCGCGAGATAAACGGCTGGCTCGGCCAGGAAGTCATCCGCTTTAAAAACTACTCACTGGACACTGACAACGGCTGAACATCGCCGCCTGCGGGCGGCTTTTTTACACCCCGTCATCACGCCCTCATACGCTCACCACCGCACAAAACACACCGCAGACACACCAACGGCCCCGGCGAACAATTTAAACGCCATCACGACGCGCTCAGACGCTGAAAAAATAAAATCAGCACCACCGCCAGCGCGCAGTGCTTTCCCCGCCTCGCCCGCCCGCTTCATGGGGCGGTTTTAATGCAGTTGCATGAGTACGTTGAATCCTCGCTAGCTGTGACGTAAAGCAATGAGGACGCATAACTTTGACACATGCAAAACCATGCACCTGATACATTCATAGTTATTACTTTGTAAAAACATAAAAAAAGGAAATCCCATGAACAAAAATCAAACTATTAATAAAAATTTTTATATCTCTTAGAACAAAAGATTTTGCTTGAACAAAGTAAACTTCTGAGGTAGATCTTTATCGTTTAGCAAAATAATTCATGTTAAACAGCTTAAATATTTATACCATATCATTGGCAGTGATGAGGTTTTAAAATGGAACTTAAATTAAAGGATATAACCAGCTATAAGAAAGATAGCTTCACAACTCTTAATCTCTCAAAAAAAATCAATATACTTTATGGTCACAACGGTTGTGGAAAATCAACCATATCTAATTATTTCTATAATCCAAATAACACGGACTACAAAGAATGCGAATGTCCTTTCATAGATACTTTTCGCCTATTGGTTTATAATACTAAGTTTATTGAGGATAATTTTTATAATGCAAAAGAGCAAAAAGGAGTATTCACTTTAAGTAAGGAAAATGCTGACATTGAAAAAGAATTATTGGAAAAAGAAGCTATAAGACAAGACCTACTTACAAAATACAAAGATAAAAAAAACGTTATTGAGCGTTTAATTAACGATAAAAACAATAAAGAAAATGAATATATTGATTTAATATGGAATAAAGCAGAACCTTTTAGATCATCTGACTTAAAGAACTTGATGAAAGGTCAGTTAGGAAGCAAGAGATCATTTTATGAGCAAGTTAAAAAAGCCCCTCAAACCACTGACGTTAACATCGAGTCACTTGCTCAAGAATATAGTATTCTTTTAAAGAATAAAGATAAATTCACTGCAGATCGGA